GCTGCCTGCCCGCAGATCCTGTATCTTGGAGCCGACGGATGTACTCTCCAAGACCCTGTGATGTATGACGTAGTTTGTCATCATCACCGCGAGCAACAAACCGAACGAGTTCCTCAAACCATGGATGGTGCTTACAGTTTTCCATGATGCAGACAGTTCTTATGGCGAAGTAGTCCCGTCCGCTGAGACTTCGTTCTTGATCGATGCCGTTACCGGGCCATCGCTCGAGATGGACAATTCGGTTGAGCGCGCGGTACGTGCAGTACACCCCGCGAACAACACGACCATCACGATACTCAGGACCATAGTAATTCTGCAGATAAACTGCATGGTCGGGTGCGATATGTGACTTCTCACGGTTGACCTCCAAGCCAAACTCTTCGAATAGCCCCATGAGTGCATCTGGTTCATCCACTGCATAGAGCCCGTCGTCCCCCTGTACCTGACATTCCGCTACGCGAGACAAGTCGTTCACAGTCGTGCACGAATGGTCTGCGCCACAGTAGTGGATCAGAGCTATTTGCGCCTGACCTTCGCTGTCGACTTCGTTCGTCCATGTCGACCCAGACGGTACACCGTGTGGACCCACGAGTACACCGTCCGGAGTTACCAGACCGATATTTACGAACTGGTCGACGATCAGGTCAATCTCCGAACTCTTCTGAAAACCACTCAGAAGGTATCTCAGACACGGTTCCGACAGTCTTGGCTGTAAGGACGCATCGTACGAGCTGAAATCGATTGACAGTACCTTACCACCGGTAACCTGAGCACGATCAAGAACGTCGGTGACACAACGATCTACATCCTCAGGCCCGCGCAGCGCAGCACGCCACTTCAATCCACGTCTCCGTCGCTGTAACGCAACTTGATAGTAAGTCTGTTCAACTATAGTTTGCGCCATAGGGAACATCCACACCGTGCGTGTCTTACCACCCTCTTGCGTACGGGTTCCCAAAATGCATGGGTAACGCTGCTCCAAGAGGTAGGAGTATTGGTGCAGCGTCTCTTCAACCACCTCGTTCTTCTTTCGTCGATGAGGCAGACCGGATGACGTGTTAAGAACCATCTCTCGTACGGCTTCGTTCACACCCAACGGTCTCATAGTCGCTCTAGGTTCTGGAGCTACTATAAGAGGACGCCCACCTCGGTCCTTGAAGTAGGCGTAGACTGCTTCGCGACGGTCCTCCCACGGTTTCGCCACAGACCGGGGACCAAACTTGGACCTGTTCGAAGCCTCCATTTCCGACAGTTTGGGAGCGAGAGGGGTCAGATTCTTGGTAACACGGTCCCAAGCCCGGAGCACTTCATCCGATGACATTCCACCGAACAAAGGCGAGCGTAGCACCACTTCAGTGCCCGGGATAACTCTGGCCTTCATGTAGTGGTCGACGCTTTTCACAATCCCTGGTGATACATCCCAATCACTCAGCGATTTATGAAGAGGTTCGCGCATTACATCCTCCTTTCTCTGCCGGTACAACTACATAATCAGGGTCGTCCTAGATCAAGTAGTGCGGAAATGTGTTCGAGTTCAGAACGGTACATTCTGAGTAGGCGTCCAGATTCACGAATGTCTGATTCCAGACGAGCGCGTCCCGCTCTGTTCTCTTCAACGTCACAGTCGCAGTTCTCGTACTCGTCACGTAGAGCCTCACGCATCTCGAGCAACCTAGCATGTTGCTGCAATTGAGCGCGCAGAATGTCTCTCAACTTCGCAACTTCGGTTACTAAGCGACCTGTTCCGCAGCTATCACTGATCACGAGCGATCCTCCAGTTCTCCCAACC